CGTCAATCCGGGCGATGACCTGAAGGTTTCGGCCACCGGCGTCCTCACCTCGGGTATTCAATCCGGTGAAGAGGTTATCGCGCGGGCCGTCTCCGTCTCCGGCGGAACGCTGAAGTTCCGGCTTGTCATCTAATTACAGGAGGAGACCTAAAATGGAGAAGACTCAAGTGAACGTACACAGCCAGGAATATATGGAGACCATGGCCCGCCTCATGTCCGAGGCGCTGGAGTCTCCGGAAGGGATGCGGGCTCTGGCCGCCGCCATTGCCGCTCCCATTGAACAGGAGATCAAACGCAAGGAGATTTCATCTCTCCTGCTCACCCGTCATACCCTGCCGAAGGGAGAACGGCCGCTGTACCAGAAAAAGCCGAAAGTTAAGGCCTACTGGATCAGCAACGAGGGCGAGGCCCAAGAGCAGGAGCTGGGAAAGGATGAAGTGGAGTTCCCAACCCACCGCATCCACTCCGCGCCAATGGTCGATGTTTCGGTGCTCAAGAACGGCAACATCGGCACCCTGATGGATATTCAGACCTCGGCGGCCGATGAAATCCGCAAAGAGATCGATAAACGGAGCATTACCGTGATCTCGTCCGCGGTTCCGGCGGCCAACACGGTGGAAGTGACCGGCACGACCCTGACCGAGGAGGCGCTCAACGAGGCGATCTCCATTATCGAGGACATGGAGATGTCGGTGAAGTACATCGTCATGCGAGGCCGGCGGTTCAACGACCTTCGCAGTTGGAACCTCGACCCCCAGACCAAGGCCGAGCTGCGCGCCAAGGGTGTCATCAAGAACTACGGCACCGGCGGTATCCTGCTCACTGCGGCCCAGTCCCTGGACGAGGTTCTCCTTATTCCTGATGAGGAAGTCGGCAAGATGCCGGTGCGCGAAAACATCAAGACCGAGGCTATTGAGCAGAAGACCCGTTTCAAGACCGGTTGGCTGGTATGGTCCGAGCTGGGCCAAGGCATCACGCGTCCGGATATCATGGCAAAAATCAAGATTCTCGGCTGATGGAGGGGCTAAGATTATGTTCAAAGTCAAAAACGTCCGACCGGGAATCCTGATCATCGCCGACGCCGGGCTTCGGCTTGAACCTGGGCGTGTGCTGGAAGTCGAGGAATTGACGCCCCACATGGAGCGAGCGGTCTCGGCTGGCCTGCTCGCCAGGCCGGAAACTGACGAAGATCCGCCCGCGGACACGAACATCAAACCCAAGGAAGAAACAGATGGTGAGACGGGCCTTGACTGGTCAAAACTCCCTGCGGCCGAGGCTATCTCCAAGGTCGGTGGTGAAAACGACACCGCCAGGCTCAAATCCCATCTCGCCAATGAAAAACGACGCACGGTCATCGATGCGCTGAAGAAGCGTTTGGTGGAGGTGGAAGGTGGCGATAGCTGACCTTGTTCTCACGCTTCGCATCGATCTGGCCGATCCTGAAAGCGCTCTTTTCGAGGATGATGTACTTCAACGGTGCATCCACAAAGGCGTCTACCGCTTGGCTCGTGATCTGGAAGTATCGCTATCCGTTGTAGGTGACGAGGTCGTACCGGACCCTGAAGGCGAAACACGCGAGCTGCTTCTGCTGCTCGGGCAGATACACGCCTGCCAGGTCATGCGTGCGACCACGGCGAACACTTTTTCGTTTTCCAGTGGCGACAAGCGGGTCGACAAGACCAAACAGCCCGAGCATTGGGCGAAACTCGAGGAGGACCTCAAGGCTCTTTACAAGCAGCGCCTGAGCGAAATCAAGCCGGGAGCCGCGGCGAGCCCCGAGGACTACATCATTTCCCCTTCAGATATGAAGCCGATCATTTATGAGCAGGGAGGCGACTTGTGAATCTGCTGACCGATAACGAAAAGATCTCGGCGGCGGAAGATGTACAGGACTTGATTCTGGCATCGGGACAAGAGGCGGTACTGCTTCGAAGCCAACCTGGTGAACGGCTTTACGGTTCGGATGACGCGACATACGAGGAAGTCGGACTGTTCCCCCTGGAGTTTGTTGAGACACCACCGGAAGACCTGAGTAATAAAATCGACGCCGTCGCCTGCGTTTTGCCGGACATGGATATCCTGCCGGAAGACCACATCCGAAGCGGTACGGATGAGTTTCGTGTTCAGACCATTGAAGATGAGCGTTTGTTCGGCGTGGTAACTCACAAGGTTCTCAAATTGGTTCGTCTCCATGGGAGTTAAGCGATTCGGAGACTGGGACAAGGCGCGGGCGAAATTAGCCAATGCCCCCGGTGCCCGGCTGGCCCTGGCGCTTCGTCAAGCGACCATCAAGAACGCCATCCTGCTTGTTCGGGAGATCAAACGCGGCATCCGCAGCCAGGCTCCCGGCGGAAAACCATTCGCCAAACTCGCCGAAAGCACTATCAAACGCAAGGGCTCCAGCAAAGCCCTGATCGATACCGGATTCCTGGTCAACGCCATCACCCAAAAGATCATGGCCGACCGTGCCTTTGTCGGACTTCTGCGAGGCACCGTTAACAAGGACGGTGAGGACATGGTCAATATCGGAGCGGTAATGGAATACGGAGCCACTATCCAACATCCCAATGGAGCGGTGATTGTGATCCCGCCCAGACCGTTTCTCCATCCCACCATTCAGAAATACCGCAAGCGGATTATCGAAAATTACAGGCAGGCCATTCACTCTGTTCTCTGACGACTCCGACACTTCTGCACAGGTTCCGGTAGGTAACAGCCAGAAGAAACCGGATAACCGGAGGTGCATCGTTGGAAACCGTTCGAACAGTTGTTGAAAGTTTTATTCGCCTGACAAAGGCCGAGATCGACCCCGATGCGGTACTCGTGGCCGCGGACGATGTGTTCGAAGTACCCAATGTCCCGAGCCTGATCCTGCAGGGACCAACGCTGATCGAAAACGGCGACCGTAGGACCCAGGCCCGCATGGTGGAAAAAGATGTCCCAAACCTGAGCTATGAAGAATGCCGCTATCCGCGTCTTTACCACCTTGACTTCGATGTCGTTGTCACCGCCGCGCATGAAGGCGAGCTGCTTGATCTCCAGGAAAAAGTCGCCCGTTTCTATCAGCGCCATCCGGTTTTGACCATGGAGGACCGCGGATCGCTCAACCTGACCGAGCTCACCGCTCTGGGTGGTTTGCGCAGAGTGAACCTTTCAGATCTTCGCCAGAGTTCCGGTCGCTGCCGTATCGAAGATTGCCCCGTGTATGACGGGGCCGTTGAAGTCGGTCCGCTCATCAAGGACCGCAAGTTTGAATTCCGTGATGGTGTCGAAGAGGACCGTCTCTACACACCATAAACGAGGAGAAAACAGAATGATTGAAATCAAAAATCTACTTTTCCAACCACTCACGTTTCACCTCGCGGGCGACGGGCAAGGATTGCATCTGAACCCGCGTGAGCGCAAATCAATAGGCAATGAACAGCTGTCACCTGAAATCGAAGCCGCGGCAAAGCGGGGGCTGATTTCATTGACCGAGACGGCAAAGCCGCCGGAAGCCTCAGCTAAAACAGGCAAGTCTCCCGCGAAAAAGTCCAAGACAAAACCAAAGGGCGATGGAACCCCAACGCCCCGGCGCACGAAACGGAGGTAAATCATGGCCACCTATCTTTCCCCGGGCGTTTACACGCGCGAGATCGATTTCAGTTATTACGTCAAACAGATTTCCACATCATCCTGCGGCATGGTGGGCGTGGCCGAGCGCGGCCCGATCAACAAGCCCGTGCTGGTCACCAGTTGGGAGCAGTTCATTAACAAGTTCGGCTCCTATCTGCAGGCTGGTTATCTGGCCTACGCCGCAAGGGCCTTCTTCGATAACGGCGGCTCGGTTCTCTATGTGAATCGGATCGCCCACCTGACAGACCCCACCGACAAGAGCAGCCTCACCGCCGTGAAATCCTCGGTGACGCTGAAGGACCGACGAGCTGTGGCCGCGATTCTGGAAACCGGCACCGCCGGGACGGATCGCATCACCTGGCTTGCGCGGCAGGCTGGTGTCGATGGAAACGGTATCTCTATAGAGCTCGTCTCTTCGGGAACCGACACACCACTTTCCGTGGACGTCACAGGTCAGGCGATAACCGTCAATCTGGCCACAGACAGCGCCGGCGATCCGGCCGCCACCGCGGACGAGGTCGTTGCGGCAATTGCCGCAAAATCGGAGGCGGACGCCCTGGTTCAAGCAACCACAGAGGATACGGGCATCGTGCAACCGGCAACGTCCGCGAACCTTGCAGGCGGACAGGACGCCCAGGACACCCTCCGCGCGCTCGCAGTGAACGAAGGCGTCTGGGGTGATCGTCTCAGCGTTCAAATTGAGGACGGCACACTCGACCCTGCCACAGGATTTAATCTCGTCATTCGATATAAGGACGAGGTCGTCGAAGTTTTCAAAGACCTGTCCATGGATGAATCAGCGTCGAATCATGTGGAGTTGGCGATCAACGAACGCTCCGAGTTCATCAGCGTCGAGGATCTCGGCCCCCTGTCCGGCACACCGGATGATCGGCCTGCGACCGGCGGATTCAGCATCGAAGGCGGCGACGACGGGCTGGTCGATTTGAATGACATCGATTACATCGGAGACCCCTCGCAGCACACCGGATTCTACGCCTTTGACGAGATCGACGCCCTGAACATGCTAATGGCTCCCGGCGTGACCACCGCTAACGTGATCCACGCCGGAATCACCTATGCCGAAAACCGCAAAGACCTGATGCTCGTCGCTGAAGCGCCCATCCATCTTGAACCACTTGAAACAGTCAATTTCCGCAAAGGCCAGGGTATGTATTCGCACGCGGCGTTCAACTCGTCCTATGCGGCCCTCTACTACCCATGGCTTGAGATCAGCGACCCGGTTACCGGCAAGAAAAAGCTGATTCCACCCTCCGGGGCCGTGGCCGGATGTTACGCGCGAAGCGACCAGAAATCCTATGTCTGGTACGCCCCCGCCGGCATCGACCGCGGACGAATCTTCAACGCCCTGTCGCTCGGTTACAAGGCCAGCCGGGGTGAAAGGGACGTGATCTACCCCGAGGGTGTCAACGTGATTGCTTCCTTCCCTGACACA